CCAAGGGAGAAGGAATATAGAAAGACCACCAAACATAACATCTGTAGGTTCAGTATAGACACTGATGTTGTCGTATCCCCCAAGTAATTCATTTGGGGCATTAACTCGAAGAGTGTTTTTGTAGTAAATGTCATGATTACCTACGAGCATATGCATGTGTACATTTCTCTCTAAGAGAGGATCAAACCACATTTCCTTTGCTGCTTCCAATGACATGAAGTTAATGGAGCGACGTTTATCAAAGGTATCACCCAGACAAACAATCGTATCAATACCATTGGCATCGATAAATGGAAGGACTACCTCACCATAAAATTTTCTATAGTGATCAATAAAGTTTTGATTGTCATTACGAACACCGAAGTGTTGATCAGTTATCAGAAGGATTTTCATTCTTAGGTTCTAAATCACGAAGTCTCTTGCGCCAGTAGCCGCGATCGTTATCATCTCTACATGGACTATCTTTTTGGATTGCATCTTGCAATCGTTCCTGATCGGTTTTCTTAGTCATCGTTTGGAATTGAATTCTACTCGGGATTTGATCTGATTATAATCGGAATGAGCATCCCCGTCAACTGTAAACACATGATCATATCCAGACTTCTCAAGAATTTTATCCTTGATTTCCATCTGGCGTTTTTCTTTTTGAATTCTTCTCAAGAAAGCATAGTATACAATCTGAGTAAAATATGCAAAGGGATTCTTAGATTTTTCAGGATCAAAGTTATCTATGTACTGAATGCAGTTCTCAATTCCATCACAGACCATATCATCTTTATACATGTAGTTGATAAAGTTTGGTCTGTATGATAAGTGCGTTGCAATTTTCAAAAAACAACTACCCAAATAATTGCCCACTCTAGGTTTGTTGGGACTAGTCCACTTCTTAATTTGTTCTGGAGTAAAGTCAGGATTTTCTTTAAGAGCAGCAATTTTTACCTTGCTTTTATACGCTACAATTGCAGCGAGAAACTCTTGATTATCAACGTAATGTTGTTTTTGTTTTTTTGGAGTGACTTTCATTTAGGTTTTGCATTGTTTATATTATAACACACTTGACAAGATTGTCAATTCTCTGTAGAATAACTCTGTAAGGGTTCAAGGATCGGTTTAGCTACTATTTTGAATCAGGAGGATTTTTAAAGATCTTCTCTAAAGACTTTCTTGCTTTATCAATTCTACCCAAGTAACCGACACTGGGATCGAGTTCTACTTCTCGTTCCCTTTTCATTTTTTCTGTATCTTGTTCTCCTAAGAGAAATGCTTCATACAGAATAATAATTTCTTTCTTCATAGAAGCAACTGTGATGATATCTTTTTCCCGTAGGATAAAAAAATCTTCATCTGACAATTGCTGCCACTGAGATAGTCCCATCCCTCTGACTACTTTTGATTCGTCAGAAGATTCTTTAACAATCATTGACACAGCAACAGGATCTTGAAGAAAAACTAAGGTCTCTTCATTATCATCTGTGAGCACTGCTTTACCCAGGACTTCTTCCCCGCTTACTAATTTGAAAATTCCGTAGAACTCTTCATCATGTTTTGCGTAATTAATCATAAGTTTTTACTTTGACATCTATGATTTCATAATTAAATTTTTCTTGATTGTACACTTTAACTCTTTCCATTAAATGGTTGAGTGTGTAGTTGTTACCTCTATCGGTAGAGATATCATCAGCAATATCATATAATGTTGCCTGTGATTTATTTTCGCCTTTCCTTAGGACACGACCGATAGATTGTAGGTTGCGTACTCTGGACTTTGAGGGACTTGCGAAAATAACGTTGTGTAATCTTTTGATGTTGATGCCTGTGGAAAACGTACCATATGAAGCAACGATAATTGCATTGTCAGACTTTTCAGTTAGTAGTCTGATATCTTCGCGGTCGTTGACATCTACACCACCATGTACAAAATGTACTGGTCTTTCGGTGTAACTATTTATCATCTCATAAAGAGGCACCCCATGACGCTCTACATAGTTGAAGAGGACTAGAGTATTTCCTTCTAAGTCACAAGCAAGGTTGCGGATAAATTTATTCCTACCTTCATGCTCTATAAGATATCCAATCTCGTCTTGGTATCCTTCAAACAATTTCTCTTCATGCTTCACTAGAACAATCTTTACTTTCAACTTAGCAACATATCCTTCTTGCATCAATTGAGCAGTTCGTGTCACTTGAGAGCATCTACCAAAGACACCTTCAAGAACTAACTGATTAACATTTGCACCATCAAGAGTTCCTGTAAATCCAATACGATATTTACATTCATGCAACTTACCCATCAAAGAAGTGAGAGATTTGGCTTTGAAAAGGTGCGCCTCGTCACCGATTACCACATCGAACCTGTCAAACCACTTACGAGGTTCCTTATAGATCGATTGCCAAGTGGTAATTATCACCTGATGGTTCGTATATTTGTCTGCCCCCGCGTATATTTTGTGGCAGTTTTCGGTCGCCATCCATCCATATTCTTCAAAGTCCTTATACATCTGCTCAACTAGAGATGTAGTTGGAACAATGATTAAAATATTTCTATTAACATTCGTATGGAATCTGACCAATGAATAAATCATTAATGATTTTCCTGATGCCGTGGGCGACAGCAACAATCTTCTGTTGTATTTTAGTGCTTCGTATATTGCTTTATACTGATAATCTCGCACCTTCAATGCACGGGGCAACCCCAGAGATTTTACAAACCCCACTACAGATTCTGGAGTGATAAAATCATTCTGTGCTAGAGGATGTCCAAAGAACTTACAATCCTCCATGCGATACTTATATCCTTTCTTATCTGCCCAGTCTAAAAGATAGTCTAAAAGACCACAATAGATCTCTCCTGTAGCTGGCGAGTATAAACGTATCTTGCCGTCCCATCCTTTCCAACGGCGATTCTTCTGCATGTACTTAGCAGACTCTACTTCAAAACAAAAGAAGTCTGCGAGCTCATAATTTAATCCTGGTTCTGCTTCTACCTTAAGATATACTTCATTCTTCTTTTTAATTACAAGATCCATCAGTGTTACATACCAGATTGAAACCTCTTCCATTCAATAGCATTTTTGATATGGTATGTGCGGGAGTTGATCATCCTCAACACACCATCCAAAAAGAAGAGTACCTGTTCTATGTAGTCTATTTTAAATTGTAGTTTTCCGACCTCTTCGTCTGCATCGATGAACATTGAGATCTCTTCTTTAGTAGTAAGTTTAAGATCAAATGGCATCTCTTTGTATATGGTTGCAGGTGCCTTACCTTTATAGTACAACCATTTATCTCTGATAAGACGTTTCATTTCAATCACCCTCTCTTTTTTCATAAGAGAAAACATATTGTGATACTCCATGTATTTCATATGGAGTTGTGGGATTGCTATAGAGTCATTGTCATGAAGATCATCATCCAATTTGGAGTCAGTCTTCCACATTCCTTGAAGTGTTTCTAGATTCATAACGATGTTTGATTGCTTGTAAATGCCATGCTTGCGCTAAACTCTTAGGTCCATCCTGCAGAAGTTTTCTTTCTTTCGGATCAAGAACCCAATTGTCTAGTACATATTGTCTCCACTCTATCATCTTCTTCTGCTGCTGTTCACATTTCTGATTTCAAATATAGTATACTTGAATGTTGCAGTTGCTGTAAAGTAATCGTTGTCACTTCCAGTCACATCAAAATTCAAAGTAGACAATGCTGTTGGGAAGAGATCTTTAAATACTACATCAAAATTTGCGAGATTGTTATTATTAAGAACTTGAAGAGTTGCATCTGAAAATCTAGGATCTTCTGATGGATCCTTCGCATACTTATCTCTCCAGAGTTTTCTTTCTGCAAACTCTTGAGGTGTACCTAATGCACGCATCCAGTTATGCAACTGCATATAGTTCTCTAGATTTTCATCAACAATAAATTCAATGTTAAAATCACTATAACGCATGTTACCTTCAACTGGGATAGGTACTAATCCTCTAGTTGGAATCTGAACATCTCCCAGTTCTACAGTAGGGATCTCTGCTTTCTGGCACAAGAAAGAAACTTTGTTTGCCTTATTCAACAGAAATATAAACCCAATGGGTGATAGAAAATTTCTATTTGATAGTTGGTCGTCGTACCAGTTTGCCATTGATCTTTATTTCTATTTATTTCAAACAAGCATACCTTGTTCAGACATGTAGTGAAGAGTGTCTTTGAGACCACCAACATGTTTAGATCCAATAGCTACTTGAGGATATGTTGCTTCTTCACCAAATTCATTTTCAAATGATCTTTGAGTAAAGTGTTGGTGTAATTTGTACTCATGATAGTCTCCTCCAAGATGTTCAAGCAGATAAACTACTCTCTCACACTCTTGACTTCCGTTGGTATAGATTACACATGTATTGTCGATCATTCTTCTCCTTCAGTATTGTGTATACCCTCAATTATTTATTTGACTTCTCCAATCACCCATGATCTCATACCAAATGGTGTGTCGGAAATCAAACCTTGAGTTAGTGATACTACATCGGGTGGCACCACTAGACAGAATCCAATACCAAGATTGAATACATTACGCATCTCACTCTCAGCAATGTCACCTGCTTGCTGGATCTTATTGAATAGTTCTGGTCTCTCCCAAGCGTCGTAGTTCACATCAACTCTAAGACCTGCTGGAAGGCACCTAGGAAGGTTCTCAGGCAGTCCTCCGCCTGTAATGTGTGCCATACCAAGGATAGGAACTTCATCCAATAGGTGCTGGATCAGACGAGCATAGATGGTGGTTGGAACCAACAGCTCAGGCATCTCCTTATAGAAAATATAATTTCTCCACAGCATATCATTGATGAGTGTGTATCCATTACTATGAAGACCACTACTCTCAATACCGATGACTACATCACCTGCCCTGATACTACTACCACTAACAATCTGATTCTTTTCTACAATACCAGTACAGAAACCAGCAAGGTCGTAGTCATTTGTTCTAAAATGCTCGGCAGTTTCTCCACCCAGGAGTTCCATTCCTGCCATTGTGCAACCAACATTAATCCCATACACAATGTCACTTACGTTAGCATCTAATGTTTTGGCAGAGATATAGTCTAGAAAATATAATGGTTTAGCACCAGAACATATAACGT